TGTTCCATTTCAACACCGGGGCCATCGGGCGGGCCAGCTGGGTCAAGGCCTGGATCGCGGACAATGCCGGTGCCGCCCGCAAGGGGCTTGCCGCCTGGACCAAGGGCGGGGGCAAGGTGCTGCCCGGTCTGGTCAAGCGCCGGGCGCGGGAGGCGGACCTGCTGCTGAAGGGCGTTTACACCCCCGCTAAAGCGGCCCCGGAAGCCGTGCAGCCGAATGGCCGCGCCCGCATTGCCCTGCCGCTGTCGGCGGCGGAATTCAGCGCGGCGCGGGCGGCGCTGGCCGGGCTGGGCTATGGCGTGGGCACCGATCCGATCCGGATCACCGCGCAGGCGGTGCGGGCATTCCAGGCCGATCATGATCTGACGGTGGACGGCATTCTGGGCCGGGCCACCCTGTCCACCCTGCAGCGGCGCATCGATGCCCGGCGCAAGACCGTTGTTGCTGCCCCGGCAGCGGCTGTCAGCGCGGGTGGCCTGACAACCGGGCAGACTGATGCGCTGGCAAACCTGCCCTGGGCCGGGGCGGCCCTGCTGGGGCTGGCGCTGATCTGGGCCGCATGGCTTGCCTTCACCTACCGTGATGTCATTGCCGCCACGGTGCAGCGCCCGCTGCCGCGTCTGGCCCGTTTACTGAGGAGTTTCTGATGTCTGCCCTGATTGCCCTTGCCGCCCAGGTGGGCGCGCCCTTTGTCGAAAAGGTCCTGTCGCAGAAGCTGGGCAAGGCCGGTGGTGCGCTGGCCGGTGATGTGATCCGCACCATTGCCGATCTGGCCGGGGTTGCGCCCGAGGCGCTGGACGGGTTTGCCGCCAAGCACCCCGATGTGGTGCGCCAGGCGATCACCGATACCGAGGCCCTGGCCCCGGAGATCATCGCGCTGCACACGGCAGAGCTTGATGCCAGGCAGGCCATCTTTGACGCGGAGCGGGCCGAGCCGGTCTGGGTGCGGGCCTGGCGGCCGCTGGGCATGTACGGGCTGGGCGTGCTGTGGTTCTGGAACGTGATCTTCCTGCATGTGGCGAATGCCTGGTGGAAGATCGCCCTGCCGCCGATGCCGTTCGAGCATCTGATGGGGATCAGCGCGCTTTACATGTCGCTCTACATGGGCGGGCACACGGTCAAGGATGTGGCTGCCAAATGGATCGGCAAATGAGCGGGGATGTGCTGAACATCAGCCCGCTGGTCGCCTGGGTGGTGGCCCTGAACATGCTGCTGACCTTTGCGCTGACGATCTGGAACCTGATGGCCTCGGGCAGCCGGGCCAATGCCAAACGGCTGGATGCCCATGCGGATCAGCTGCAGCAGCACGAGGCCCGGATCAGCACGGTGGAGCAGGGGCAGGAATCGCTGCCGTCGCTGCAGAACATTCATTCGCTGGAACTGGCGATCGTGCGGCTTGAAGGCGAGATCAAGTCGGTGTCCCAGGTCATGGCCGGAAACGTCGCCATCATGGAGCGGCTGGAAAGTGTTGTCGCGCGGCATGACGCGCATCTGCTGGAGGCAGGCAAGCGATGAGCGACTATGGCGATCTGGTCCGCAAACACCGCCGCCTTGCCATCCTGCGCCATCTGGAAGCCTGCGCGGAGTATACCAGCAACGGGTCGATCCTGCAGTCGGTGCTGATCGGCGTGGGTGTGCCATCGACCCGCGATCAGGTGATCACCGAACTGGCCTGGCTGCGCGAACAGGGGTTCGTGACTTATGAGGACCGGGCGGAGTTCATCGTGGTGACCGCCACCGCGCGCGGCTGCGAACTGGCGCGCGGGCTGGCCACGCATCCCGAGGTCCAGCGCCCCGGCCCGAGGCGCTGATCATGCCCGCCCCCCGCAAGGTCGATCTGCTGCCGCCCGAGCTGAAGCGCTGGCTGGAAGCGGAACTGCGCACGCGCGGCTTTGCTGGCTACGAGGCGCTGGCCGAGGCGCTGAACTGGAAGCTGGAAGAAGAGGGGCTGGAGCTGCGCATCCAGAAGTCCGCGCTGCATTCCTACGGGGCCGAATATGCCGAGTTCGTGAAGGTGCAGGAGGCCGCCAGTGCCTGGGCCACCGAATGGATGTCCGAGGCCGGGATCGGCGACGAAGCCAAGCGGCACAACGTGCTGTTCCAGATGATCACCGCGCTGGCCTTCAAGGTGATGCAGGCGCAGATGACCAGGGCGGGCGACGAGATCGACCCCAGGGAACTGGGGTTCCTGGGCAAGATGATGAAGGACATCATGAGTTCCGCCGGTATCCGCGAGCAGCTGGTGGCGGCCGAGCGCAAGGCGCAGGCGGCGAAGCTGGACCAGGCGGTGGCGGCAGGCGAGGTGAGTGCCGATTTCCGGGCCGAGGCCAGCCGTATTCTGGGGCTGACGTGATGAGCGAAAAGGTCGGACTGGGCCATTGGCAGAAGACGTCGGCTGCGCCGGGGACGGAACCGGGTCTGCCAGTCGCGGGTTACAAGCCGCAAAGCGCAGGGGCCATCGCCCAGGTTAACCGCAACAAGGAACTGGAGGAGCGCATTCTGCGCCTTCTCGACGGCGCAGCGACGGACCCGGAGACGGACAAGCGTTGGCTTGCCCTTGCCCGCACTCATATCGAGCAGGGCTTTATGGCCCTGAACAGGGCGGTATTCAAGCCTGGCCGCGTGGTGCTGCCCGAAGACGGGGATTGACGCAACATGACCGCAACCCCGGCACAGGTGGCGAATGATCTTGCGCTGCAGGCGGCTTACCTTGCAAAGCGCGACCATGACGTTGCGCAGCTTTGCCGGGATTCGGCACGGGTGATCCGGGCGATGATTGCCGGGCAGCCGGTGGACGGGCGGACGCTGCGCGGTGTCATGACCCGGCTGCAGGGCTACAATGGCCGGCCACGGCCTGCGGTGCCATCGCAGATCGACAAGTCGCTGGAACGTGCGCTGAAGACCCTGACCGGCATGACCGAGGGTCAGCAGTGAGCGCCCTTGCCCCGGACAGCCCGCTGATCCGCTTCCTGCCCTATCAGCGGGCCTGGATCGCCGACAGGTCGCGGTTCAAGATCGGGATGATGACGCGGCGCGGCGGCAAGACCTTTGCATCGATGGGCGAGGTGGCGGCGGATTGCACGGCGGCCGAGGCCGAGGGGCGCAAGACGCGCTGGACGATCCTGTCGCGGTCGGAAGGCACGGCGAAAGAGGCCCTTGAAGACGCCTTGAAGCCGATGGTCCGGGCCTATTACGAGGTGCTGCGGGGTCTCGCCCGGAAGCAGGAACCGGTCTTTGAAGAGGGCGAGTTCCGGGTGCCTGCGCACCGCGAGGAGGTGACGGCGGGCGGGCAGACCACAGTCATCGAAGTGCCCGAGGCCAGCTACAAGACGCAGGAGGTGCGCTTTCCCGGTGGCAGCCGGGCCATTGCGCTGTCGGCCAGCCCGGATGCGGCGCGCGGCTTTGGCGGCAACCTGCTGCTGGATGAGTTTGCCTTTCACCGCGACAGCCGCCGCATCTGGGCCAGCGCCTTTCCGGTGGTGGCGCGCGGCGGGCACAAGCTGCGCGTGATCAGCACGCCGAACGGCAAGGGCAACAAGTTCTACGAGCTGATGACGGCGGAAGGCGACACCTGGTCGCGCCATGTGACCGACATCTATCAGGCGGTGGCGCAGGGCCTTGACGTCAACATTGCCGAGCTGCGGGCGGCGCTGGCCGATGAGGATGCCTGGGCGCAGGAATTCGAGCTCAAGTGGCTGGATGCCGCCAGCGCCTGGCTGGATTACGACCTGATCAGCGGCTGCGAACACCCTGCCGCCGGGCTGCCGGGGCTGTATCAGGGTGGCCCCTGCTTTTCGGGCGAGGATATTGCGGCGCGCAATGACCTGTTCGTGCTGCCGGTGTTCGAACAGGTCGGCGATGTGCTGTGGCTGCGCGAGATGGTGGTGCGCCGCCGGATCAGCTTTGCCGAGCAGGACGCGATCCGGGACGGGATGTTCCGCAAATACCGGATCGTGCGGCACCGGATGGACCAGACCGGCATGGGCGAAAAGCCGGTCGAAGACGCGCAGCGCCGCCATGGCACCGACCGGGTGGAAGGCGTGCTGTTCACCGGGCCGAACCGGCTGGATCTCGCCACCCATCTGAAAGAGGCGATGCAGGACCGCCGCGCGCGCCTGCCCGCCGGTGACGTGGTGCTGCGCGCCGATCTGCACGCGATCCAGTCCAGCGTGGGACCAACCGGGGTGCGCCGCCTGGTGGCGGACGGGGAGACCGACGGGCACGCCGACCGGTTCTGGGCCATTGCGCTGGCGGTCAGCGGGGCAGCATCGGCGTACCAGCCCTATGACTACAGGCCGGTGCCGAAGGGCGGCGCTGAAAGCGACCCGTGGGGCGAAGCAGAGGCCAGTCCGCGCTTTGGCGGCCTTAGGGGAGTGTTCTGAACATGGCAAAGCTCTTGGATGCCTATGGCCGTCCTGTCGATCAGGCAAGGCTGACCCAGCCGCTGGCCGAGGCCTCGACCGTGGGGGTGCGGGCGGTGTGGGCACCCTCGGTCGCCTCGGGGCTGACGCCGCTGCGGCTGGCCGCGATCCTGCGGGCCTGCGACCAGGGCGACGTCGAGAACTTCATGCTGCTGGCCGAGGAAATGGAAGAGCGCGACCCGCACTACCTGTCGGTGCTGGGCACGCGCAAACGCGCGATCAGCGGGATCATGCCGCAGGTGGAGGCCGCCAGCGAAGGCGCGGCGGACCAGGCGATTGCCGAGGCGGTGCGCGAGGAGATCGCGGAACATGACGGGTTCCCGGACCTGGTCGAGGACTTGCTGGATGCGCTGGGCAAAGGCTTTGCTGTGGTCGAGATCGACTGGCGGCGGACGGCCAGGCGCTGGACACCCGAGGCGTTTGTGCACCGCGACCAGCGGTTCTTCACCTTTGACCGGGCACGGCGGACCGAGATCAGGCTGCGCGATGTGGCCGCCCCATTCGAGGGCGTGCCGCTGGAGCCGTTCAAGTTCATCACCCACCGGTCCCGGCTGAAATCCGGGCTGACCTTCCGGGGCGGGCTTGCCCGCGTGGTCGCCTTCGGCTGGATGTGCAAGGCCTACACGCTCAAGGACTGGATGAGTTTTGTCGAGACCTATGGCCTGCCGCTGCGGCTGGGCCGATACGGGCCGGAGGCGACGAAGGATGATGTGGCCAAGCTCTACCGGGCGGTGGCCAATATCGGGACCGACGCGGCGGCGGTGTTGCCGAAATCCATGGAAATCACCTTCGAAAAGGGTCTGTCCCTGTCGGGGCCGGAGAGGATTTTCGAGACCTTTGCGCGCTACATCGACGAGCAGATCAGCAAGGCGGTGCTGGGCCAGACCATGACGGCCGATTCCGGGTCCAGCCAGGCGCAGGCGACGGTGCATAACGAGGTGCGCCATGACATCGCCGCCAGCGACGCGCGGGCGGTGGCCGGGGCGATCAACCGGGACCTGGTGCGGGCCTATGTCGATCTGAACTTCGGGGTGCAGGAGGTTTACCCGCGTCTGACCCTGCCCGTGGCAGAACCGGAAGATATCAAGACGAAGATCGAAGGGGCGGCAAAGCTGATGGAGCGCGGGCTGCGGTTCAAGGCGACCGAGTTGCGCGGCAAGCTCGGCTTTTCCGACCCGGTACAGGGCGATGAGATCGTGGGGGGCGCGCAGGTGCCGCCCGCCGTGCCGCCCGCCGTGCCGCCCGCCGTGCCGCCCGGGGCGGCGAACCGTGCCAGGTCGCTGGCGCTGAACCGGGCGCAGGCGGAAGACCTGCTGACCGGGGTCGAAGAGGACATGCTTTCGGACTGGGAAGAGGTGGGCAGCGACATGGAAGCGGCGATTGCCGGGGCCATCGACGGGGCCGACAGCTATGAGGCGGTGCTGGAACGCCTGCCCGAGGCGCTGCGGCAGATGCCATCGGCCCTGCTGATCGACACGCTGGTGAAGGGCATGTTCAAGGCCCGCGCGGTGGGCGACGCGCAGGATGACTGAGCATCCGGACCGGCCGGGCTACAGCTTCAATCCCGGCCCGCCGCCGGAAGCCTCGCGGTTCCTGCGCAACAAGGGCCTGCGCCGGTCCTTTTCCTGGCAGGATGTGGAGCCGGAGGAACATGCGGTCGCCTTTGCCGTGGCCAAGGTGGCCGAGCTGGACCTGCTGGAGGCGATGCGGGGAGAGGTGCAGCGCGCGGTTGACGAGGGGCTGACCTTCGAGAGCTTCCAGAAAAGCTGGCGTGCCAACCCGCGCCTGGCCGGATGGTGGGGCCGCAAGGCGGTGGAGGACCCGCTGACGGGCGAGGTGGTGGAGGCGCAGCTGGGCAGCCCGCGCCGGCTGCGCACGATCTATGACGCCAACCTGCGGTCCGCCCGCGCTGCCGGGCAGTGGGAGCGGATCGAGCGGACGCAAGACGCGTTCCCGTTTCTGGAATACCGGCTTGGCCCTTCGGAACAGCACCGCCCGCACCACCAGGACAAGGCGGGCCTGATCCTGCCGGTGGGTGACCCGTTCTGGGACGAATGGATGCCGCCGAACGGCTGGGGCTGCAAATGCTGGGTGCGCCAGGTGACGAAAGCCGAGGCCGGGCGGCGCGGGGTTTCGGACGCGCCCAAGGTGCCCGACCGCAAATGGTACAACGAGCGCACCGGCGACACGGCTTTGGTGCCGCAGGGGATCGACCCCGGCTGGCAGCGCAACCCCGGCAAGCTGCGCCGCCAGGCGGCAGAGGGCCTGCTGCGCGACCGGCTGGAGGCAGCACCCGAGGCGGTGCGGCTGGCGGCATTGAAGGACATGGCGACCAGCTGGCGCACCCAGCGCATTCTGAAGGATGGCGCGCCGGGATCAGCCTTCATCAGCAGCCTGCCCGAAGAGCTGGCTCGCGCCCTGGGTACGACCGAGCGGCTTGTGCGGGTGTCATCTGTGACGGCAGAGAAGCAACTGAAGGAGCATCCGGACCTGATCGTGTCGGACTACAGCCGACTCGCCGAACTGTTCACGGCAGGGGCTGTGCTGGACGTGGGGGATCGTCGCCTTGCCATTGTGGAGCAGACCGAGGATCAGCCGTGGATCGCGGTCGTGAAAGTGACAGAGAAACTGACGGAACTGTATCTGGTCAGCTTCTATCGCATCGCGTCCCGTCGCTACCTGGAGCGGCTGCGCAAAAAGGGAAAGCAGATACGGTAGTCGCGGCTGGGAGGACGTCACTTCCTCCTCGGCTCATGTCCGGGCAGACGGGATACTTGGCTCAGCCGCAGGGGCAATCTAGGGGATGGCCCGGCAGAAATCAACTGCGGTGGCCGGGCAGACCTGCCCCCGGCCCCGGACTGGCCCAAAACCGCGCCGTTAAATACCCTTTAAAGGGCCTTGTCGGGCTGGCCCGGCCCGGCGTAGCCTGAAGACGGGATGGGCCTTCAGCGGTCCGCTGGTGAAGCCCCCCGAAACGCCCTTCCCCGCCCCGATGCCTGCCCCCGAAAGCGTTCAAGGGTGATCGGCTGTGCGCGGGCGGGCAGTGTGCCGGGCATGGTGACACATCCTCTTCCCTCTCTGCGGGGCCTTGCGCTCAATTTCGAAGGCGGTGCCGTGCCCGGCTGGGTGCAGCTGACGCCGCCCGGTCCGGTGATTGTCGGGCGCGACGGGCGCAGCTGGAAGCTGTCGGACCCGGCGGCGGTTGCCGCCGCCTTCGACCCTGCGAAAGAACCGCAGATCGATCTTGAACATTCCTCCCACATCGCCGCGCCGCTGGGCATGCCCGCCCCGGCAGTGGGTTGGATCAAGGAAATGAACGTCCGCGATGGTGCCCTGTGGGGCCGTGTCGAATGGACGGCGGAAGGCGAGGCGACCGTCACCTCGCGCGCCTACCGCTATCTGAGCCCGGTGTTGGCGGTCAACAGGAAGACAGGCGAAATCCTGCAGATCGTCAGCGCCGGGCTGACCAATTCCCCGAACCTTGAAATGGCGGCCCTGAACCGCGCAACCACGGAGAC